ATCATCATGACTTCCCAACAAAGTCGAAGCGTTTACATAGAAATCATTTAATTCAAGATATTTCTCCTTGGCGTTGTAAGAGAGTTCATCAATGAAAAGCTCGCAACTATTTTTTGAACCTTGTTTTGCACGAATAATTTCACAAGCCTTTGTGTATTCTTCACTTATATAAGCATAAGCACATACATAATCTTTATCTAAGTTATCATCATGTTCCCAAAATGCAGGTTCAGATGAGAAAGAACCAACTTGAGATTCAATATATTTCAGTTCTTCTTTACCTTTTTCGTCTTTAACAATTTCCATCTCATGACCTTCGAAATCCCAACTGCCATCGTCAAGCTGATGGATTGCAGCCAATACAGGTCTATCAGCAATAGTATTCATTGCTTTCTCAGCAGCATCCTTTGATACATAACTCTTATTTCTGTTAAGCCCTGTATGAAAAATTCTGAATTTAAGACGCATCATTCCACGATGATTTTCGTCTACGGTATCGTCTATTTCAAAAGTAGTAGGCACTTTTAAAGCCAACTGATAGCCAGTATCTTTAGAACTGAATTTTGCAAATTTCTGCTCTTGACAGAATTTTAGTAAATCATCTTCAGTTAAAATTTTCTTTTTAATAACCTTTGGCATTATTTAACCTATTCCTCCTTTCTTTGTTGATATGCCACTCAAAGTAGGAGAGTGGTTAGAATGTAAGCATATTGCTATGCTGAATTTTATTATTTGTATTTTCAAAAGTGAGAGGGTGGTTATTCAAAAATGTTGCCACATTCCCATCTTGAGATACCAGTTTAAAACCTTCTTTAAGAAGTTTTTCCTTTGTCTCCTTGTCGGATGTTTTAATAAAATTGTATTTCATATTAAGACACCTCCTTTATTTATTATTGAGATCCTCGTCTCTCGTGCGAAGTCCAGCATCTGTAAGTTCCGAATCATCCTTCTCTTGACCACCGCCTTTATCATTACCTGTCTGAGTATAAGTGCTAGATAGTGGCTTGAATTTTGAACTAAGCTGCAAACAGTCTTCTTCCAAAAAGTTCATAGATAACGTATCTTTTTCAGACACACCATTTAGTGTGTTATAAAGAATTTTGTTTGGCAATCCATTGGTACATGATTCCAAGATTGATTTTCTAAAGTCATCTTTCTGATAAATAGAGACATCAAAGAATTTAACTTTACAAGGTTCAGATATCCAACTAGATAAAAGTCGATTTACAATCGCTTGAATCTGTGGAATAAGAGTTGAAATAGAAAATGTAGAATCTGCAAGTACGCCATATTTAAAAGCAGTAGAGTTAGAAGCGGAGTTTAGATTTAATATCTGAGCACCACCAGCCGTATTGAGAATTTCTTTTGTAGCTTTTTCAACTTTTGTAACATCGCCAGTTGCATCATCTGGAAAACTTATCTCGTGCAATTCACCAGGAACAATAGCAGCAGAGATATAAGGCGGTAATGCTTCTTCAAGCATACGATTGAAATACTGAATCATTATATCTGGATTCACAGCCCAATCATCTACATCTTTACCCATTGTCTTCATTTCAAGCCATACTAATTTATAAATATTAGCCGCCTGTTGAACTGCTTGATAATCAGAAGCGTCCATAAGATCAATCAATGATAAAAATATAGGTGTAAGCACGGGAACGATGGTTTCCCAG